AAACCTTACGCCTATATGATTCTAAACAAGAACAGAACTCATATGGCAGTAGTAAAAGGAGACACACATAAACACTGGTCCACCATTGAACGAAAAGACAGTAGATATTATAATTACTCTCAGAAGTTTTATATATGTGATTTAGATTTAATTAAATGGATTAAGCTATGAAAACAAACTATGAACACAAGAGAACGACTGAAGGTCGTGAAGCTATCGTAAGAATAGCACGTTACGCAACAAAGAATATGATGCGTACAACCAACAAGAGTAGTCATTACGCTCGTATCATAGATGCGTGTAAAAGAGACCTACAGCTGTATGGTTTTGAACAAGACTAACTATACGGTTACGCTCAACAAAGAAGAGCAAAGGCTTGCACGTTATCTCGCACGTCAGAGATATGAAACAAGTCGCAAGAACGGAGTCTATGATGCCAAGAAAGGCGATCAGAGTAATGAGTTCGTTGACCTTGAAGGTATCTCGGGTGAGCTTGCCTTCTGTAAAATCTTCAATGTGTATCCAGATATAGACAGTAAACTCGTCAACCAAACAAATGATGTGGGGGACTGTGTGTACAAAGGATACAACGTAGATGTAAAAACAACAGCTCATAGAAACGGTAGGCTAATCTGTGCTAAGTGGAAGAACAACAAGGTAGACATCTACGCATTGATGGTAGGTGAATTCCCTACCTATGAGTTCAGAGGCTTTGCTATGGCTGACTATCTCAAGAAAGAAGAGAACCTCACCAACCTGGGCAACCCCGCAAAGGGAGAGGTGTATGCATTACAACAGAATCAATTAAAATTTCCTACAACAGAATGACCACTCAAGAAAAAATCAAGAAGGTAGGTCAAGAGGTAATAGACCTTTTGATATCAAAGAACAAGTCATACGGAGACTCAGCGCTACAGCCTGCAAATATCTTTGCTACAGGTGATGCAATCCAGAATCTATCGTGTCGTATAGACGACAAACTTATGCGTATAAAGACTCAAGGTTTCCAGGGATATGGAGAAGATAACGTCAAAGACTTGATTGGTTATCTGATTTTGCTTAAGATTGCAATAGAAGATGATTCTAAGATTGCTCTAAAGGATTGGCAAGAAAATATCCTAGACCAAGAAGGCTTTAACGAATACCACCAAACTACCACGTAATGAATCCAAATGAAATTCAAGTCACCTGCTTTCAAAGTATCTTTGACAAAGACAACCCCGAGTACATATCGCTAGGCGATGCACTCAAGAATATCAAGAGGGGTAACTCTATCGATCTAGTAACAAAGCTCAGAGAGACGGGGGACAAAGCATTAAAGAAACAGCTTCCTGTTGTACTCTTCTCGGGTACGTTCTCCTCTCGTGTCGATGAGGATATCTTTGACCACTCTGGTTTTATTGTCATTGACATAGATAATGTTGAGGTAGAATCAGTAAAGAAAGCTCTAGCTACAGACGAGTATATATTCTCCTGTTGGGTATCTCCAAGCGGAAACGGTGTGAAAGCCCTAGTGCGTATCAGCAATGCTGAACGTCACGAAGACCACTTCCGTGCATTGGAGAAATACTTTAGCAGTCAGTACGGATTAGAGATAGACAGTACAGGAAAGAATCTGTCTCGTGCTTGCTTTGAGTCTTATGACCCAGAGCTAGTAGTCAATATGGACTCCTCTATATTCGGAGCGTTTACCACCGATCACGAGGCAACAAAGGTTGAGGTTAACCCAGACTATATCTTCACAGACTATATGAAGCTGAACCTAGCAGCACGTATGGTACGTAGAGCTGTGGATGGTGAGCGTCACCCTGTACTCCTCAAGGCAGCTGTACTCTGTGGGGGGTATATCTCTGCAGGTAAGATGGAAGAAGAGGAAGTCAAGAGAGTCCTGCTCCGTGAGTTCTCAAAGAGACCTTACGATGACCACTACCACCCAGAGGCAACAATCATCGATGGAATCGAGAAGGGCAAGACTATGCCTATACACGAAATCATAGATGAAGAGCAGAAGATAAAGAGAGACATCCTTATCAATGACGGTGATATGTCTTTTGTTTCATCTGACGATGAAGACTTCAGATGGATTAACGACTATGCCGATGGTAAGATTATGCTTGGGCTTGACACAGGATCGGAACTCCTGGACCAACATTGGCGCTACAAGCACAATTTCACTATCATCAACGGTCACAGTAACGTAGGTAAGACTACATTCGCCTTGTATCTTGCTGTCAATGCTTCGATACGACACGGTTGGAAGTGGATAATCTACAGCTCTGAGAACAGAACAGCAGCTATCAAGATGAAGATAATGACCTTCGCATGCGATATGCAAGCGAAGGATATGACATACCATCAGCGTAAACTTGCTTACGAGTGGGTTAGCGAACACTTTACTTTGATTTCAAACAAGCAGGTCTACAGCTACTACGACCTAGTGATATTTGGAGAGAAGCTGATGAACAAGGGAAGGTGTGATGGCTACTTCATTGACCCTTACAACTCTCTGAGAATTGATATGAGCGAGCGTTCTGGTCTCTCTACACACGAGTACCACTACGAAGCTGCTAGTGAGTTCTTGACCTTTACAAACAATCACGAGATTGCTGTTTGGTTGAATATGCACGCAGTAACAGAGGCACAGCGTAGAAAGGGTCCAGACGGACTGCCTACAGCCCCTTATGCTGAGGACACTGAAGGCGGGGGTAAGTTCGTGAATAGGGCTGATGATTTTGCCACATTCCATAGGAAGGTCCAGTCACAAGACCCACTAGACCGTAGAACCGTAGAGTTCCACGTAAGAAAGATACGTGAGACGGAAACAGGGGGTAGCCCTACAGGTGTTGACGATCCAATACGGTTCAAGTTTAACCTGCAAAACACTGGGTTTGTGGACTTTAGGGGACAGTCTCTGTTCAGAAGTATTCTTGACAACCCTACAAAACAGATTGAAATCATTGACCCCAACACGGTTTTTTGATGTTAATAAGTCAATAATAATTGACTGAGCTTAGGCTTTTTTATTCCTTATCTTATTAGGGTGAAAAAGAAATCATACGGTAGATACAAAAATGGGCTAGAGAAGTATTGCGGAGATTCTCTACAAAAGGAAGGCTACACATTTGAGTATGAGGCACAGTTTACTTTGGTAGAGGGGTTCACATATCCCTCTACCTACTTTAAATCTATGCCCAAGAAGAAAACTCTGATAGATGTGACAGGCAAGAAAATTTTGCCCATCAAGTATAGACCAGATTTCTACTTGCCAAAAGAAAAAGTATTCATAGAAACAAAAGGTTTCGTTAGAGCGAACGACTCGTTCCCTTTAAGATGGAAGCTGTTTATGATGTTTCTTATGAATTCTAATATGGCAGATCATTCTTTGTTTATACCAAAGAATAGAAAACAAGTAGATGAAATCATTAAATACCTAAGCAATGAACCTTGAAAAATTGTCCTCTTTGTATAATCTGTCCTGCTTGAATGCACACAAGCTCCTGGACGAGCTGTATGAGTCTGTTCATACGAATGATGGAGACCCTCTGATAACACCAGAGGAAATCAAAGCTGTCAGACAAAGCTTCTTAGCTAAAATCCGACAAGAGCTAGATTTAATTCAAACAGCAGCAGATGAGTACGGAGAGATGCAGTAAGTGCAAACAGAATAAACCTGTCTCAGAGTTCCATAAGGACAGGAGTAGATCAAGCGGTGTACAGAGATACTGCAAGCAGTGTAAAAAAAGAGTTGATGTTCACGGTACAAGAGAAAACCAGGGGAAGTTCTTTGTGTACTATCTACCAAAAGAACGATACATTGGTATGACCAAGAACTTCAACAAAAGAATAAAGAAACACGAAGGTCGTGGCAAGAACATTAAGTATGCCTTTATTGTTCTAAGTACAAAACGTATGAAACTAGCACATCTAGTGGAAACAATGTTTCATATGCTTGGATTTAACGGATTTCGTTATTAGATTTGAAAAGGTTTTAGATATTGACGGCTCGGAAAGACGAGCATCTTCTTCAAGTGGTGCTTGAATTGGATTGGTTTGGTCGGAAAGGGGGTTATTTACCCCCTTTCTTTTTTTTAGCATAACAGCAGTTGCCGTCACACTCCTTTGGTTCAACCTCACAGTATTCTATCTTACGAGGCTGTTGCTTTTTTCTTTTAGCCATTGAATAGATACTTATCGATTAGTCTTCTTATAAATGCCAATGCTAGTAGAACTAGCGCAAAATAAAAAGCTAACGTTTGTATCCGTTCAAACAAGGTTTTCTCTTTAACATATACAATTTTTTCATAGGGTACTTCAATCGTTCTTACTATCGTATCCGAGGCGCATTCTGCGTTTATAATAACCGTGTCGTTCACCTTTACTAATTGTACCTTGAGACGATCCTTCTGAATCGTTATAGTGTCGTGTTGCCTCAAAGTCACAGTATCCGTGGTAACCACAGGTGGGACGACAACCGTGTCCTTCACAACCAGGGTGTCTTTTTCCAGAATTGTAGGGTCTTTTTGCACCGCTTTCTTCAAGTGCCAAGTGGCGCTGCAATTCGTTAATAACAGCAGTAGAGTTAATTTTACCAGCCATTTCATACAGTATCAAAATCTGTGTAAGTAATCGTCACTTTCTCCCCACTTTCAATAGCCGCAGCAATTGGAGGATAAATTCTTTTATATGCATTAACTGACGACCCCACCATACCATTACTGGAGCCAAAGTTCGCTTGTTGAGTATCACCAACAAGGAGACACCCAGCAGTGTGTTCATCAGTATTACCAGTGTGAATAAGGATATACTCAAAGCCAGGCACGTCCCATACCCATAACATTCCTTTGTGCATCTCCCCATACTTCTTTACATATCTACTATGGAATCCTCCAACTGTTCTGAGGACGATGTCGTACGTTCCTGCAGGGATTCTAGTCTCGCCAGAGACTTTCTCCTCCCGATACTCGTCTTCAAGCGTGTAGCATAGGAACTTTCTCTCTCCTCCCGTAACATCGAATAATATCCCATTAGTGCTGTCCTCTTGGCTGCTGAAGCGCAATACCTCTAACTTCATTACTCACCTTTTTTAGCAAACTTCTCTAAGCCTGCGATTCCAAATGATCCTAGAGTGACTATAACAAAGCTGTTATATGTGAACTCGTTGATAGGCAAGTCCTTGCCCCAAAATCCGCTGAACACATCTGCTAGCATTACAATCACCATTACAGCGAAAGAAAAGAATCCAATAATAGTCTTCTCATTCCAATCGTTGTCGTCTTTAAAAATCTGAACAAACTTTTTCATATATAGGTTTTTTGTTTACTTGAGTGCAGCGTAGAATTCTGGTGTTGGCTTATATCCTGCCTTGCCCAATCCTACTGATATTTCACGCTTCATATCTTCTGGTAGTTCATCCCAACTGTTGAACCTGTATCTCAACTTCAACTTAGCAGCCGCTGCTGAAGGAGTAGAAGAGTATCTTACGTCAATGAATATCGGATCAGTATCTAAACCTGTCATCAACCCTTTAGCGTATCCTGCTGCGAATCTCTTGTCAAGGTCTTTGAGTTCACTGATGTAATCCAACATTTCTTGAGGTACAGCAGCACCGTACTCGTAATCCTTGATTAGAATCTGAAGGTCTCTCTTTATCTTAAGTCTGTTGCTACGCTCTGTTTGATCGATAGCCTTCATAACATCCTTGAGATTGAAGCTGTACTTTTTATCTGGTATAGTGTAGATGAATCCCTTCTCTATCCCTAGCAGGTCTTTAAGCTTCTTAGCCTGCTTTTCTGGTTGAATTGGACCCTTCTCCTCTGACGTTGTAATAATAGCGTCTAAGAGGCTGTATGAAAGTGCTACAACCATATTTGATTCATTGGTTACAAACTTCTCAGCAGCTGCCTGCATACGAGGAGCAGAAACAGTCTTAGATTCTGGCAACACTTTGGACGAAGCTTCAGCGATGAACTTGTATATATCTCTAGTTCTGCCGTCCTTGTATCCTTCAATGTATGGATTTACACCTCTGTCACCATAATCGTAAGTAACCTTGCTGTTTCTGAATCTGTCAATGTTGTTGAAGTATGTATCCAAAGCACCTACTGTCGGTACTGTTGAGGCAATCTCCATAGCAAAGTTTCCTAGGCTCAATGTGTTAGGCACGAAATCACCCGCAGGTAAAGAGCTTACTATACTCTCAAAGAGCAGGCTGCCCTCTTCAGTAAAGTAGTACCCATAGTAATCGTCCTTCTCAAGCATCTTTAGGTCAAACTCCTTATCATTAACGGTGGAGTAAATCCACTCTCCTGTAAGCTCACCAATGTGATCGAAGAACATAAATTGGTGTGCCTTTGGCAACCTCAACAGCTGAGTCTTTCCATCCTTGTCTTTACCGATTGGGATTAGGAAGTATCTAGTCTTAATGTATGGACTGATTTTATCCTCCTCATCATCATCCAATAGCAACTGACGTATATACGTGATAGCAGCTCCTAAAAGAGTAGCTTGGATAACCTTTGCTGTAAACATCCCTGGATTCTTTCTAGCATAGCTCACAGTACCTCTAGTACCCTGAACACCTGCATTCAGGTACGGCTTCAAAGCATCTAGGTCTTTTGTGAGCCAACCACCTTGGGAGAAGTCAGCAATCAATCTTGCCTCTTCAACAGCTAGTGTTTTTCTTTGGTCTTCAGTAAGTTCTGGTCGGCTCTTTTCTAGATTCTTGAGAGTACGGCTATAAATACCAAGTCTCAATGCAAGCTCTGATTTCTCACCTGCATAAGCCAATACATTCACAGCTTTCTTTACAGGACTGTACTTACCCATAAGTCTAGTAGCTCTAGAATTCTTACGCTTGTATAGTTGGTCGGGCTTACCCTGTAGCGTTAGGAAGCTCATACCTCCACCGTACTTGTAGTATTCCTCTACCAAATCAGTATCCATCACAGCGTTGTTTAGACCCTTAAAGAAGTCAGCCATAGCAACCACGCCCATAACAGGCAAAGCATAGAACTGATCGTAAACTCCCCGACCTACTGTAACCTCAATCATACCACGCAAGAAACCTGTGATGGCAAAGCGTGTGTTAATACCTGTAGCAAACAGCTTCACATACTTAGTACCAGAATACTTAGATATAGCAGCTCTAGTTGCAGGGCTAAACAGACTTGGAGAGCGACCTATGATTGGGTCGTATAAATCCTTAACGATTTGGAATGCTCTCAACGAACCTCCATCACGATAGAATACATTCTTAAATCCTTCGTCTGCATCCTGGACCGAACGGTTACCAAACGCATCTTCTATAAGATTTTCTTCCTCGTCTTTTTTGTAGTTAGCTTCCTTAACCCAATCCAAATCTTTTCCTGGAATCTCGTCAGCTAGCTTCTTCAAGAACAGGTTGTTTGCCTGCTTGCTTCTCAAGCTTCTAATACTCAAGCTCAACATATACTGAGCATCCGTGAGTATCTCTGTGTCATCACCACTCTTGATTGCCTTAATCTGATCCTCACGAAGATTCGTTTGTTCCCAAAGTCTGTCGTCAGCATCGCCAAACATCTTGTTCAAGAACATACGTGGTGAGTAGTTATTGGTGATGAATCTGTCTCTTGTTTCTCTATTGATGATACCAGCCTTGTATGACTCGTCAAGAATCATACGGTACGCATCAAAGTATTTTTTCTCTCTTGTCTTTAATTTGTCGTAAACCTCATCTCCTACAGTTTTCTTGTAGTGTGCTAGTGCAGCTTCTGCATTCTCACGGTTCATAACAATATCTCCAGAGGTAGGGTGCTTAGGACGAACAGAGTATTTATCTACATCTCTTTGAATCATATTCTTGATTCTCTCCTTAGACTCAATCAAGTCGCTAAGCTCTTTGGTAGGCTTTTGCTCCTTGAGCATCTCTAGTTCAGACTCTATCACAGCAAGTCTTCTCTTACTGTCTCTCAGTCTGTTGTCCCAATTCG